AATTTTTCAAACAGCGACGCACCCAGATAAAGGCGTCGGCCACGGCATCCGAAGCGAGCAGTGATCTTTCTCATCAAAGTGATTTCCTGAGTATAAAAACCTGAAAATCACCAACAAGGGGCACACTCCACAATAATAACCCCTTGAAATAATGGAGAGGTAGCGAAGTCCGGCCGTAACGCGCTCGACTCGAAATCGAGTTACCCTCACGGGTACGTGGGTTCGAATCCCACCCTCTCCGCCATAGAATCAACGGGTTACATCATAGCGATGTAACCCGTCTTTTTTTCATGCTTGAGTTCATTGGTAATTTTGAAAAATGGGATGGGATACAGGCCGTCAGAACATTTCATCAAATAACCACTTGCCAAACCGGATCCATGCATTATAAATAACCCACTGATCTTTGAAAGGGGGCGCACTGGTTTCGACGGGGATTGTCGAGGCCGGGGTCGCAGGTCGAGGTGCTGTGAGGTCCTCGTTAAACACACAGCAAACCATTAATTGCCAACAACGACAATTACGCTTACGCAATGGCTGCCTAGTAGCCGTTCGTAACACTGGCAGCTTCGGCTGCCACGTCCCGCCGGCTGATGCCTGATACGCCGAACGGGGCGCCATCTCATCAGGCTGGTTGTCGGTTCACGTCTTAGGGACCGCCAACAAGACCTTACTCAGACTGGATTTCAGGACGCCGGGGCAGGGGCCCGCCCGAAATCGAGATTAAAACCTGTCCTAAGCCTGTAGAAGCTCCGAGCCATGCATTTTCGGACGCGGGTTCGATTCCCGCCGCCTCCACCATTTTGAAAAAGACAACCCGTCTCTCCAGAGTGATTCTCTGGGGTGACGGGTTTTCTTTTTCCCCTTGTATTCAAAGGGTTTCGGCCGTTTTGACATCTTTCCGGAACCTCTCTCCAGCCACCTGATTCTCTCCATTCTCCCGACGTTCACTCTCTGTTTGGGGCGGTATTCTCTGTTTTCTTCGGACAGGGTCCGACACGCGTCCGGTTACAGATATCCTTTCAGATTAAGCATTTAGCCGAATGACGGTATTTTGCGGTTGTGTTAAGACCTCAAATGGTCGGGGCAAACCACCCGTTTTCACAAACCAAAAGTCTCTCGCAGGTTTCGAGAAGTGATATTTATTCGGATTTCCAGCGGTCAGTATTGCTTGGGAAAGTATTCTTTGCCCGCCTGCCAGAGGTACTTATCGACCTGTTTCAGTGTGAATCCATCCAGCCCATAGAACCTGCTGAACTCCATTAAAATAGCGTGGTATGTCGGATAGTGCTTCAGGTCGTCCTTTTTGAACTTATAGAATTTATCCACCCGCTTGAAGTGCATGAGCATCTTTTCCACAAAGCTGTCATAGATCGGATAGTCCTCCGGGAAATGGTGGCTGCAGTATTTGGTGGCAAACGAATAAAAATTGATGGTCTTCTGGCCGTTAACCTTAACCACGGCAATGTCGTTCACCAGAGTCAGATCCCGATTAGCGAGACGTTGATCGATATCCAAATCAACGATGTGCTTGGCAACGGTGAATGGTGAAAAGATGTTCGTGCTGTAAAAGTCGTTCAGTGAGCAGACCTTGATAAGGACATCATCCATATCGACATTTCGGGGATACGTCACAGCGAACAGTTTTCTGAGGCTGCTCTCCTGCAGTACATAATTATCCAGTGAATCCCATCGCTCCAGATACATGGCTACCTGATCCGCCGAAGGTCTGACTTTATTCATAGAGCGCGTCCTCGTTGATGTAGGTTGAATCGTCGTCCCCCTCAGGCTTGATTGTGAATAGGCAGCGGTAGCAGCCTTCTTCCTTCAGGTATTCAATCGGGTCGTCTGTCAGCCGGAAAAACTCCCGGAGCTTTTTTGAGAGGCGCGGCTTCTGGTCCTTGACCTTGAAGGACGCATGCTGGCTCTGCCAATCAATCTGACCGCGAGAATCAGCAAAGGCTCTGAAGAGCTCCCAAGGGATGGTCGGGTTACCATTTCTGGAATTCGCCATTCCCATCTGGGTGTAATTGTACTGGCCGTGCGATTTGGTGGTGCGGATGGAAACGGTATGGCCGTCAATAAACTTGATGGTGATGCCGCTCCAGTTGATACCGGCAGGCGTGTCGAAATGGACCATGCCACCGGAATCCGGCTCAGGTACATCTGCCTGAAAGGTTGCAAATACATCGGTCGCTGACCTAAGAGCCTTCAAGCTACTATTGGCTTGAATGGAAAATTCCTCGCTCAGCACGATACATATTGAACCACTCCGACTCAGCAGATCCTCGGCCCGGGGTGTCAGTTGCTTGCGGGTTGGAATGATCAGCGCATAAGAGTCCTGCCCAAGCAGACTGATACTCCTGACAGTTTCAAGAAGTTCGTCCGGGTCGTTCTTGAAGGTCAGATAAACCGGGAAAGTGAACCCGGCGGTCGGCGTGTAATCACCCAGACGGAAAACTCCGGGGATGCCGTCGAGGGTATTTTCATTTCGTGTAATGCCCAGCCCGGTACAGATGCTTTTGTGGAATGCTGACCGGTTCAATGTATAGACCAGCACACCCCTCTTGTTCAGTTTGTAAGGCTTCTCTTCCTGCTCAGGGCAGACAGCAGCTATATCATCGGTGGCATGTTCGACAACTTTTCTGGGGCAGCCCAGTCCACATTCCGTCCGGCAATTGACAGCAGATGCACGCTGATCGGTCAGCTGCAGGAACTTCCTTTCAAATCCATTGAAGGAATCCCAGCTGCCAAACTCATCCTGCCATTCACACCACGGGGCATTCTGCTTCGGGTGCTCTTCCAAAAATTGCCACAGCCGGGTTTCACTCACCTTCGTCCTCCGAGTCAACGATGATAAAGCCACGGCGGATCAGCCACTCTTCCAGAATTTCGGCATCATCATCCCGTTTGAACTGAGCCCGGTTTCCGGAACTGAGTGTGACGGTTCGCGGTGTTTTAGAATCAGAAAACTTGATCTGGAAGCTGGCCTTGCTCAATCGGCCGCCGTTGGGGATGGTGCGGTCCCGCTCTTCCAGTGAAGCAAAGATATCCTCGGCTTTGCGGATCTCAATCTCTTTGTGTGTTCCGCCACGGAAGATCTGGAACTCTTTAAGACGTACCCAATCGATCCCCTCAACATCATCACAAAGGACGGAAGCCGAACCAGATTCCCGCAACGGCTCGAGCGTGAATTTACTTTTGCCGTCGAAAAACTCGCTGTCACCGAAAAGATGGAGGCCAAACTTGGTGCGGTACAGCTCCTTTTCACCCTTGGAGCGAGCATTCATACGGATCTCACCATTTTCCGGGCTGTAAACGAGCACGTCGTATTTTTCCGGCCGATAGAACAGGCTTTTTGATTCACCATCCTTGATGATCGACTCCCGGGTGAATGGCTCCCCATGGCGGACAAGGAACCAGACATAATCCTCTTTCACATAGATGAAAACCTTGGAAGCCCGGCCACGGCGTTTCTTGGCAAACCATTCATCCAGATCCGCTTCGAGGGCAGCCACGGTCTCATCGCTCGGTTCCTCAAAATCAGGGATGGTTTCCCGGGTGCATTTGAAATATTCGAATGAGCGCGGACGGAAAAGGAACTGCTCGGCATGAAGGCGTTCGATGATATTACGATCCTGTACCCAGACCTGCAGAGCCAGGTCACCGTAAGCGGCATCTTCGGAAATGCTGACATCGATCTCGGTGTCGGCAATGGCATCCTGTATCAGGTCGAAGCCTTCAGGTGTCGACATCTCGTTAATGTAATAGAGCGCTTCCGACATCTCAGGCGGTGTGCTGGTGTTCGGGTTCAGCAGCACGTTACTCATGACCGTGTAATCCAGTCCGTTTTCAGCGGCTGCCGATGGCAACTCTATCCCTCGCCCGGATAGATATTCGGTGTAGGGCTCAAAAAATGTGATCAGATGGCTCCGGTCGATCTTCCGGAGCATTTCCGGCTTCGAAAAGCGGCGAAGGTTTAAAGTTGCCATTAATTTCTCCTGTTTTTTTAGCTTATAGCTGTCCTTACATAGTGTTCTCTCAAATTCGTTTACGGCCCACCACTTTGCCGAGAATCCTCAGTTCATCTTCAGGTTTGACCCTGATCGGTTTCAGCCTCGGATTCTCCGGGACCAGCTCGATGAGCTCATTATCAATTTTCAGCCTTTTGACCGTGGCTTCATCGTCAAGCAGAGCAATAACGATATCACCGTCTTCGGCAATTGGCTGACGCCTCACAATTATCAGGTCGCCGTCATTGATTCCGGCATCGATCATACTGTCGCCCTGTGTGTACAGGGCAAAGCACTTACCTGATCCGACAACGGATGCTTCCACCAGAACCTCGCCCGTGATGTTCTCATGGGCGAAAATCGGATGACCGGCTGCAACCGTGCCGACAATCGGAACCGCCACAAGGGCGACCGCGTTTGTCTGAGGATGCTTGGTCACGGTCAGACCGCGAGCCTTACCTTCCTCTCTTTTCAAATAACCTTTGCGAACCAGCTGGTTGATCCGGTCATGCACGCTGGCATGACTGATTCCAAATGTTTCGCTCATTTCCTTAACCGTCGGCGGATACCCTTTGGCTGAAACGTACCGGCATATCTCGTCAAGTGTTTCCTGCTGCAACGGCGTAATGTCGTCTTCTCTGTTTCTGCCCATAGCGTCCTCCTTCCTTTAAAAGACAGAGAGCCCCAGTTTGGGCCGAATAACATACAAATATAAGACCTTATATCCATCAGGTCAAGAAATCTTATAAATAAAACTTCCGACGGATTAAAGTCCCTCCCGGTAAGTAACCTCCGAAAGTTCCGAGGGTTCGCTTCGGACATGAGTTAGAAACCAGACAATTAGCCGGATGCCAGGCAGAGGCGGTTGTGGGTGCTGAAAAACGCGCATCCCAACCGCCTTTTGTTTTGGCACCCGCAACTTCCCACGTCGGCACCGGCCCAACGGAGGCCCTTATGCTTGATGTGGAATTAGCACCCGAAAACCCTTATTCAAACCAGTTGACCGACGACCAATTGCCGGATGCTGAAGGCATTAACCCGGAGCAGCGGCTGGATGCCATTGCGGCCATTCTGGCCATTGCCGCCCTCAGGGGTCGGTATCGTAAGGCCAATAATGCCAATAACTTAAAGAATGTTGCAAATTCTTCCGGAACCTTCGGAGAAGGACTTGATTCTTCTGCCAGAAAGAGCGTCATTCATGACAACCGAGTCCTGTAATCGAATATAAGGAGTTGAAAATGAATGACTTAAAAAACAGAAAAACGGAGCCGACCAAGACCTCTGTGCTGAGGCAACTGGCAACGCTCCAGAGTATGAGCCTTGATCAGCTCAGAGAGAAATGGCTGGACCTTTATGGAACCGAACCACCCCAGTACAAGAAGCAGTTTCTGGTTAAACGGCTGGCGCACCGGATTCAGGAGCTCTTTTACGGCGGCCTGTCGGAGCAGGCCAAGTCCCACCTGAAGAAGGTTGCCGAGACTGACCCGGTGGCCACTGTCATCCGCAAGATCCCGGAGGAACGAAAATCACAGGAGGCCATCCTGCCGGGCACCCGTTTTGTCCGGATCTGGAACGACCAGCGCTATGAGGTGATCGCCCGGGAAAGCGGCTTTGAGTACGACGGCCGCATCTTCCGGTCGCTGAGCGCCATAGCGAGGGAAATCACAGGCACCCGCTGGAACGGCAAGATCTTTTTCGGCCTGAAAAACAGTCACAGAAAAAAGGAAGGTGGTCCGAATGCTTAACAATAACAACACTCAAAACGGCCAGCGAAAAACACTCCGCTGCGCCATCTATACCCGTAAAAGCCACGAGGAAGGTCTGGATCAGGAATTCAATTCACTCGATGCCCAGCGAGAGGCCGGTGAAGCCTACATCGAAAGTCAGAAGCTGCAAGGATGGAAAGCCATCCCTTACCGATATGATGACGGCGGCTTTTCCGGCGGCACCATGGAACGTCCGGCACTGCAGAGACTGCTGGCGGATATCGATGCCGGTAAGATCGATGTCATCGTCGTTTACAAGATCGACCGTCTATCCCGCTCGCTGCTGGACTTCATGAAGATGATAGAGCTCTTCAATGAAAAGGAAGTGAGCTTTGTATCCGTTACCCAGCACTTCAGCACCACGGATTCCACGGGCCGCATGTTTCTGGGAATCCTGATCACCTTTGCCCAGTACGAGCGGGAGGTCATTGGTGAGCGTATCCGGGACAAGGTGGCCGCCGCTAAACGCCGGGGAAAATACTGCGGCGGGCCTGCGGTTCTCGGTTACGACGTGGACCGGGAAAACAAAAAGCTGCTCATCAACCAGAGCGAGGCACCGCTGGTGAAACTCATCTTCAGGCGATACACGCAGGTGGGATCGGCAAAGAAGGTGGCGCAGGAGCTTAACGAGCAAGGATACAAAACCAAGTCATGGACCACCAAGAAAGGCAAGGAGCGGATCGGTACCGAATGGAACACGGCTCAGGTCTATCGCCTTCTCAACAACAGGCTCTATATCGGAGAGATCGCTTACAAGGGTAAAAACTATCCGGCGGAGCATGATGCCCTGATTGATCAAAACACATGGGACAAGGTTCAGGCGCTGCTCTCGGAAAACAATCGAACCAAGATGAGCAAGGCCCGGGTGAAAATGGTCTCGCCCCTGAGCGGAGTGATCCGGTGCGGCCACTGCGACAGCGCCATGGGCATCACCTATACCAACAAAGGCGACCGCCGCTACTCCTATTATATATGTGAAAAGGATACCAAACGCGCCGTCAGCCGGTGCCCTTTGAAACGGGTTCCTGCCGGAGACATCGAGTCGGTGGTACTTGACCAGCTGGGAGCCGTATTCAGAACACCGACCTTGGTGGCCAAGACCTACTTTGCCGCCAGAGAGATCGAGGCCGAAGAACGAGAGCGCTTGCAGGTCCAGAAGAAGGAACTCGAACAATCCCTGCAGAGCGTCAGGCAGGAAGCTCTGAAGCTGATGTCGCCCGACAATGATGATCCCGACCGGAACAGCCGACTGCCCTTGGTCAATCAGCAGGCCGTCGATCTGACCAAACAGCTCACCAATGTATCGGCCCGATTGAAGGTAATTGATACCGAACAGATTTCCGAGGGGGATGTATCCGAAGCCTTTCAGAGCGTGAAAACCTTCTGGGAGGATCTGTTTCCCCTCGAGCGAAACCGACTGATCCAGCTTCTGGTGGAAACCATCGAAATACGGGAAACGGGAATCGACATGGAACTGAAAACCAACGGTCTCACAAACCTTGTCACCGAGCTGGCCGGTCTGGCCTGTGAAGTCAGGGAAAGGAGTAACAGCTGATGAAGAAGATTAAACCAACCATCAAACTTTCAGACAGCGGAAACCTGCACATCCATATCCCCATGTTCATCCGGAGAATGCGCGGCCGCAAAATGGTATTCACACCTGATACGCTGGACGGTGAAAACGAAGGCATGCCGGAAACGGTGCAGACGGCCATTGTCCAGTCGCTGGCCAGAGCCTTTTCATGGGCGGACATCCTTGAGAGTGGTGAGATCAAGTCCATCAGCGAGCTGGCCAGAGATCTCGATGTGGATTCATCCTACGTCGCCAGAACCCTGAAACTGACCACACTCGCCCCGGACATTATCGAAGCCATCATTAACGGTGAAGAGCCCAGCGGATTATCCCTATCAAAGCTGGTGAAAACATTCCCTCTCGACTGGAGTGAACAGCGATCATTCTTTGGTTTCAGCTGATCGCTATCCCAAACCATCATCCTCAACAGCCGACCTTGTGTCGGCTTTTTTTATGCCCTGACGAGTGAGCCCAACGAAATTTCACTGAGGGGTGGTAAAAAAAGTTAAAAAATATTTCCCCGCCTCATTCAATCAAATCCCACTCAAATTCAAGGCATTAGCCAATCCAAGCGCATCTGTATCGGGTGAAATTTCAGTGGTCCAACGAAATTTCGCCAAAGAAGGGTGACAGGTCTGGTGAACAGAAAAACGTTCACGACCTCACCCGGAGAAATCATGCCGGACCTGTCTTCCGGGAGGTCCTCAACAAAGGAGGTTCGGCATGAACCAGATAAAGAAGACAGAACTAAACGAGCCGCAGCAAAAGCTCATCGAGCTGATGCAGCAAATCAACTTCGGGCGCATTTCCAACATACCGGTTGTGGGCGGAAATCCCGAACTCACCGCAGACACCATTATCGAGCGTGAAATCAAACTGGGCGGCCAGAACGGTAACCGTCCGGAGCTGGCCAAGGATGACTTCACCCTGAAGCAGGAAGTGCTCGCTCTTATCGAACACCTTACCCGCATGGGTGATGGAATCATCCGTCATCTTGAAATCAAGCATGGGTTGCCATTCCTGATCCGTATCGAGGAACGGGCAGCATAACAAACTGAGAATTTAGACACTTCGACAACAAGCTGGACGCAAGGCGGAGGCTGTTGTGGGTGTCGCCGAGCCAAACCTGACCGTGTGTTTATCAGCACGGCAGGTGGCAGAAAAGGCGAACCTGCGACACTCCGCTTGTTGGATCAGCTCCTTCCTCTGTTTCCGGCCCGTGCCGACACCCACGCGGTGCTCCTCCTCGCTCCGAGGAGGACCAAATGTTTTATCGAAATTCCTATGACGGCATCGATGGCTATGCCGCAGACCTTATTCGGCACAAGGCAAGACAACTGGTGGGTAAAGCAGGACTGACAGAAGACGATCGGCAGGATCTCGAGCAGGAACTGATGATCGATCTGCTGGGCAGGATGAAGCACTTCAATCCAGCCAAGGGCAAAAAGACAACCTTCATGACCCGCATCGTTGAGCGGCGGATCTCAACCATTCTGGAAGCCCGCTTCGCGCAATGCCGGGACTGGCGCAAATGCACCGCCTCTCTCAACGATCCCATTCCGGGCGGAGATAACGATTCCGCCGAGCGTATCGAGCAGGTCTGCAGTGATGGACAGATGGGACATCACGGCCGGGATACCAACGAGCAACGGCAGAACGACATCCGCTTCGATCTCGAACGGGTCATTGCCGCACTGCCGGAAGACCTGCAGGAGCTCTGCGAAAAACTGCAGTCGAGCAACATGGCTGAAATCGCAAGGGAGATGGGCGTTCCGCGCAGCACCCTCTACGGAAAACTGACCAAGCTGCGGGACGCATTCCGGGATGGTGGATTGGAAGAATACCTCTGATCGACCGACGCATCGCCCGGGGTTCCGGTAAGTAAGCATCGTGCCGCATGAAGCGGACGACCGGGGCCTCGGTAAACAGAAAACCTGAGAAACAACAGGAGATTAACAATGGAAACTTACAAGTATCGCTTTGATCAGTCGGTCCCGGCTCAGGACTTGGAAGATACCTTCATGCTGGCGTTGCTGGCTGTGGAAAGCATGTATGGACACTCCAGAGTGAGGATGGAATCCCGCTTCAATCTGGATAAACAGAACCGCACCTGCTTCATCGATGCAGCGACCAAGGTCGGCTGTGATCTGGCGAGCATCTTTACCGGCTTCGCCACCAAGGAATATGGCGAGCGTGCGGTCATGATTGACCGTGAACCCGCCGGTGGCGGATGCGCCTGCAATGCAAAGTCACCTTCAGCCATGGAGGTGGCGGTATGAGCGAATTGATGACCACCACGTATTCCATGTGGCGGCTCTTCCGTAATTGCCGCAAGGCTTGTGAATACCGCTACCTGAGGGACCTTGTTCCTCTGGAGCGGGATCACAACCTGGCTTTCGGATCGGTCATTCACGACTGTCTTGAAATCTGGCATGGCCAGCGGGACCTCGAAAAGGTTCTCGAACACATCGATCAGGTCTATGCCAACCGGGCACAGGATGATCATCAGTTGGCGGACTGGCATCTGGCCACCGCCATGATGAGTTCGTATTCGGAGCAGTATCCCGTCGAGGACTTTGACGTGGTCGCTCTGGAGAAGACCTTCGAAGGCCCCATCGTCAATCCGGATACCAACGCCGCATCGAGAAGTTTCGTGCTGGCTGGCAAGGTGGACGGTCTGGTCAAACAGGATGGTCAATACTTCCTGCTGGAGCACAAGACCGCCTCACAAATCGATGCCGGTTATCTGGAACGGCTTTGGACTGATTTCCAGATCATCATTTATGCGTGGTATCTGGAGCAGACCCTCGGCATCCGTATCTCCGGCATCATCTACAACGTGCTGGTCAAAGCCAAGCTGCGCCAGAGCAAAGGCGAAACGGAAGCTGAGTTTGAAACCCGCCGTGCCGAGCTGATCGCCAAATCCAAAACCGGCAAGAGCAGCGCCAAGCGCAAGATGCCCGAGCCGGATGATGCCTTCCAGCAGCGCCTCAAAGACAAATACCTCGAACCCGGCATGTTTCACCGGGAGGTGCTCTACATCTCCCGCGATCAATTCGACGAGCTTCGCAGTGAGCTTTGGGAACTATCCAAAGCCATGCTGGATGCCCGCCGCCGCAACACCTTCTACCGCAATACGGCCTTCTGTTTTCAGTATGGACGCGCCTGTCCCTACTTCCCGCTGTGCCGGAGCGGTGAGAACCCCAACGTCATTGAAAACCATTACCAACGGGTGCTCCCGCACGAAGAGCTGCGGGATGGAGTAAGTGAAGACGCTGCCCCTGTTTTTTAACCCAAACCATACAAGGAGATAAATCATGCTTCCGAAAAACAAAACCAAACCGAAAGCAAGCCTGAATGACCTGACCGCACTGGTTTACGGTCCAAGCAAAATTGGCAAGAGCACTTGGTGCTCTCATGCGGAAAACGCCCTGTTTCTCGCCACGGAACCGGGCCTGAACGCCCTCGAAGTGTTCGAAGCGCCCATTACCTGCTGGGACGACCTTCTGCAGGCGTGTGCCGAGATTGCCGAAGGCAAACACGACTTCAAGACCATCGTCATCGATACGGTGGATAACGCCTACCGCATGTGTGCGGATTATGTCTGCAAGAAGTTCAAGATCGAGCACGAGTCCGACCTTGGTTACGGCAAAGGCTATGCCCTCATCAACAATGAGTTTCAGCGCGTTCTCAACAAACTGGCGTTTCTGCCATACGGCCTGATCCTCATTTCCCATTCCCACGAGCGTGACATCGAAACACGCACCGGGAAGCACACACGCATCGTGCCGACCCTGCCGGACAAGGCCCGCAAGCTGGTCACCGGTCTGGTGGACCTGATCCTGTTCTGTGATCTGGACATGAAAACCGGTGACGACGGCAAGCCCATGTATCAGCGGGTGATGCGAACCAAGCCAAGCCCCAATTACGACGCCGGAGACCGTACCGGCCGACTTCCGGAGATGATCCCTCTGGATTTCCCGACCTTCCTGAAAGCTTTCAATCAAACGGCTGCCGGTTCAGCGGTGAGTGCCGCCCGGACAAAGTCGGAGCCAGCCACAACGGCTAAACCTCAAACTAAGGAGTAATGACAATGAGTTGGAATAACGATGACACCATGGACCTCGCGCAGTTCGACGATGATTTCGTTTCTGCGGATGTTGAAGAAAAGGACTTTGAAGCTGTTCCCGACGGGAAATATCAGGTCAAGGTCGATCGTGTGGAACTGACCCGTTCGGAAACATCCGGCAATCCCATGCTCAAGTGGGCGCTGAAGATTCTGGGTCCCACACATAAAGGCCGTCTGCTGTGGCGCAACAACGTCATTGCCAGCAAAGACAATGTGAAATGGCTCAAGCAGGATCTTTATACCTGCGGCCTGCAGATGGACAAGCTCTCCGATCTCCCGGGCAAACTGGAAACTCTTCTGGATGTCGGGCTCGAGGTGACCAAGCGCACGAAAAACGAATTCGAGAACATCTACTTCAACCGCCGGATTGTCCTTTCGGATGAAGATGCCGCCGCACCGTCGGCCGGTCACGATGTAGACGACATGATTCCGTTTTGAGGATGGGCATGGTTACCGTTGTCGTTGATACCCGGGAACAGGAGCCTTACGGATTTGATTCGGAATCAGTCGCATCAGTCCGCAAGGCCCTCCCGGCGGGAGATTACTCCATCGAGGGATTCGAGACCCGGGTGGCGGTGGAAAGGAAGTCCATGGCGGATTTTGTTTCCACAGTCATCAGAGGCCGAAAGCGTTTTCACAAGGAGCTGGAAAAGCTCCGGGATTATGATGCGGCCTGTGTCGTCGTTGAGGCCAATTACCGGGATATTCTCGGGGCTTGCTACCAGAGCGACGCTCATCCAAACGCCCTCATAGGAACCATTGCCTCCATCATCATCGACTTCGGTGTGCCCGTTTATTTCTGTTCAGACCGTCAGGCAGCCTGCCGGTTTGTTGAAGAGTTTTTAATGCGCTTTCACCGGAGGTTCGCTCAATGCCAAGAAAAACAAACTCCCCGGCAAAACTCCGGGGAAGAATAGAGAGAGTTTATTATGCCGGGCCAAAGTTTTCAGCAGGCCGTTTGCTCACCGCCACAGGAGAGGAAATTCAGTTTGCCGGAAACCTGTTTGCCCGTGAAAATCAGCCCGTGGTCCTTTTGGGGACGTGGGCCACCCATCCGAAATATGGTCGCCAGTTCAAGGTCGATGCCATGGAGCACGATCTTGATCTGAACCCGGAAGGATTGATTCACTATCTGGCCAATCACCCTGACATTAAAGGGATTGGTCCTGCCAAAGCCCGCCTTATTGTCGAAGAGTTCGGCGATTCATTCGAGGAGACTTTGATTGAATCTCCGGAGCTCATCGCATCAAAAGCCAGAATTTCCCTCGATGCCGCCAATCGCCTGAAGGATGAATGGTGCAAAAACCGCAGCGTCAATGCCGTGCTGGCATGGCTTTCCGCCTTTGGTTTGACCCACCATCAGGTGACCACGCTGGTCGATAAGCTGGGCGGCAACTGTCTGGAGATCCTGAAAGCCGATCCTTACATCCTCATCCGGGAACTGCGGGGATTCGGCTTCAAGAAGGTCGACAAGATTGCCCGCAAGCTGGGCACACCTAAAGATCACACGCCAAGAATCCGTGCCGGTATTCAGTATTGCATGCACGAGGCACTGGATCAGGGAAACTGCTGGGTCGAATACGAGGACCTTGTTGATCAGGCCAACCTGCTTTTGGTGATGGATAATCTGGATAGCCGCATTCGTATCGAAGCCTCACTGGACAATCTGATCAGCGAAAGACTGCTCTCCTGTGAATCTCATGCCGGACGCTTTCTGGTGGCGCTTTCCGATATCCTGAAAATGGAACAGGACATCGCCGCCATTTTTACCAAGGCGGCTGCTTCGAACCCTCATTTCACATCAACCCGCAACCTGCAGAAGCTGATTCTGCGTCAGGCGGAGACGCTCAATGAAAAGCAGCTCGAAGCGGTTCACTCTGCTTTGCAGCACTCCATCAGCCTCATATCCGGTGGAGCCGGATCGGGCAAAAGCTACACCGTATCGGTCATCAACGCGGTATGTGAGGAGTGCGATCTGGAGGTGGTTCTTTCCGCCCCGACAGGCAAAGCAGCCAAAAGGCTCGAGGAAGTGAGCGGTCGCACCGGAACCACAATCCATCGTCTGCTTGGCTATGACGGCAAGTCCTTTTCAAAGGACAGCAACAATCCCATCGACGCCGACATCCTGATCATCGATGAATTTTCCATGGTGGATGTTCCTCTGGCTTGGCACCTTTTCAATGCGGTCGACTTTGCCAGAACGGCCATTGTCATTGTGGGGGACCATAACCAGCTGCCGCCGGTCGGACCGGGAAACATCCTTCGGGATCTGATTCACTCGAATGCCATCCCCACGGTCATTCTGGATAAGGTGGTCAGGCAGGCCGGTGTGTTGAAGGAAAACAGCACCGCCATTCTCAAAGGCGAAGTCAGAAAGACCAGTGATGCCAGTACACAGGGCTGCCGGGATTGGTATCTGGCGGACCAGTTCACTGATCCGGGTGCCGCCCGAAACTTCCTGCTGGATCTTTTTGAAAAACGACTCGATGCCCTTGGGTTTGATCTGATCAAAGATGTGCAGGTGCTAACCCCGACCCACAAGGGGCCGCTGGGAACCAAATCGCTCAATGAAGATCTGCAGCGGCTTATCCAGAAACGCCTCTGGAAAATAAGTGTCCCGGAAACGCAACCCGGCCGCCGGTCGCCATTTTTGAAACATGACAAGGTTATTCAGACCCGCAACAACTATGACCTGAACGTCATGAACGGAGCCATCGGTCATGTGGTCGATGTGCTGCCCAACGGTACGCTGCTGATTGATTTTGAGGGTGTGGCAGTTGAGATTGAAAAAGGTTCACCGAACCTTCAGGACATCCAGCTGGCCTATGCGTTGACAATCCACAAAACCCAGGGATCGGAATTTCCCTGTGCTGTCGTGGTGGTCCACAAGGCTCATTCCTTCATGCATCATCGCAACCTGCTGTACACAGGAGTTACCCGTGCCCGCAAGACTGCGATTGTGCTCGGTGACCGCTGGGGCATCCGCAATTGCGCCAAGAAATGTCAGGTGGATGACCGCAAGACCTTTCTATCCATTCTCTTGAACAATGTGAATTGCCCTGAAGAGCAGTCAGCTTGTGCGGGGGCATTATGAGCATGGGCGGTTCAGATAATGTCAGAGAATACTACCGCCTGATAACCGAGCTCGATATTGGTGATGTGGCAAGGGATCTTCTGGCCGGAAGAATTACGCAGGAATCCCGGCAGCGTCTCCAGTGCGATTGTCCGCACCATCAGAGCCAGTCCCGACGCTCGCTTCATGTGATGCTCGACAAACAGGGCTGGTATTGCTTCGGCTGCGGTGTGGGCGGAGATGTCCTCCAGCTCGTCGAGTTTGTTCAATCGGGAACGGTTACGGCCGGTCAATCCGGTCCCATGCCCGACAGTCATCGGCAGGCCCGTGACTTCCTTGCTGGTAAAGCCGGGATGCCGCCACTGTCGCGTTATGGCCTCACGCAGGAACGCTTGGAGCAGACGGAAAATGATCGATCGTTTGAGATTCGGGTCAAAGATGCCCTTACCGAACTGGCCCGCTACTATCACCAGCGGCTCAAGGAAAATCAGGAGGCGCTGACCTGGCTGAAGGAAAAGTACGCTATCAGTGATGAGACCATAGACGACCTGTTGATCGGTTTTGCCGACAATGAATCCGGTGTCATTGCAGCCCTGCGCTCCGGCGATCATGGCTTCAGCAAACGGGAACTTTCCGCTACTGGTGCCTTTCGCCCGACCAGTCAGGATGGGTTGAATCCGTTTTTTGAGAAACGCATCATTTTTCCATACTGGAGCCGTGGCCGCGTCGTGTTCATGATTGGCCGCAAGACACCGTGGACACCGGATGCAAACTGGGAACAGGGAAAGTACAAGAAGCTGCCGGTTCACGATGAACATCAGCGCCCTTATGTTGCCCGCTTCATCAATAATGCGGTGCTGTTCAATGAGGATTGCCTGCTGGGCAAGCCCGATCACATCATCATTACCGAAGGCGTGACTGATTGCATCGCTCTGATGCAGCAGGGATTTTCCGCGCTCTCACCTGTAACGGTAAGAATCAGGGCCGCAGACTGGGAACGGCTGGTTCCGAAGATGCGCGGACTCAAGACCGTCTATATCTGTCAGGACAATGAAATCTCGGAGGCCGGGCTCAAGGGAGCCTTGCAGACTGCTCGCACGCTGGCCGAACACAAGATTGATACGAAGCTGGTTACCATTCCTCTGAATGAGCCCCAGCAGCAGGCACGTCAGGAACTGCAGGAGCGGTTCAACCTGACGGCGGCCGTCGGTCCCAGGGAACTGGCCAAATTACTCGAAGGCCACTCTGCCGAGGATATTCGGGAGGCTGAAACGCTGCTGGCCAACGCCAAGATCGATGTGAACGATTTCTTTGCATCCGGTAATGGTAAGGTTGAATTTGACGGGCTGCTTTCTTCCGCCTGTACGCCGGTAGAGTTCGGCATTCAAAGTCTGCCCGAGGATGCCCCGGAGGAAGAGAGAAACCGCCAGCTCGAGCCGGTTCTGGCCGAAATTTCGGCTCATTCACCACTCGAGCAAAGCCGTCTGCTGAAACTGGTGCAGGAACGGCTGGGTAAAGCGGTTCCCATGGCGACCCTCAAGGAACAGGTACGTTCTGTTCAGCAAAATCGACGGGACAGCGCCAAGAAGGAAAAGAAGAAAGCCAAACGCCTGAGCGGATCACCGCCCGGTTCCTGTCGTGCCCGGGTCGATGAGGTGCTGATCGATACGGAGCTGGAAAACGGTGCTCCGGATTACACCGCCGCAGCCGAAGCGGCCTATGACTGGTTTACTGCCAACGGAGCCCAGTTTTTCCACACTCAGACCGGCGAGCCGTTTATGTATTTCGACAACTCCATCTACTGGATGGATTCGCCCGACCGTGGGCGCAAGAGGCAGTATGCAGCCATGCTCTACAAACACACCGGTATGGTTCCGACGTCCAACGGCGGCCGCACCTTTTTCGAGGTATTGCCCAGTCTAGCGATGATTCGTGGTCAGGTGCGCGATCATTTCTCGTGGCTGCACTCGGACATTTCCAATTTTACGGTCTACTTCAATCTTAACAATCAGGACCATGAAATTGCCCGGATCACTCCCGACGGCATCGAGATATTAAAGAACGGTGGGAACACCGATGGGATTATTCTCGATGGTTCCCGCAAGATGAAGCCGTTGAAGTTTCTGAAGGATGCCTCCCCTGAGGAAGCCGACAAACTGCTGGTCGATCTTCTGATCAACAATATGACCTGCTCACAGGGAGACCGCTTTTTGATTCTGTCTTGGCTGACCTGTTTTCTGCTGATCGATTTTTCCGGAACCCGACCCATGACCCGATTTGAAGGATCGGCCGGTTCGGGTAAGACCACGGCCAGCAAGCTGATTTCGGCGCTGCTTTACGGTGAGCCTCAGCACAAGAAAGCCACCGATGCGGCCAACTACACCGATGGTTCCCAAAATCCGCTTATCGTCCTCGACAACATCGAGGTCAAGCAGATGACCGAGGACCTGACCACTTTCATGCTGACCAGCATCACCGGCATTGCCAAAGAGAAACGCAAGAGCGGCACCGACAGCGAAACCGTAACCGAGCGGACCAAATGCCTGCTGAATACCACCGGCATCGAGCCGTTGTGCGGAGAGCTGTCCGAAATCCAGTCCCGCAGCTTTGTCATCAATTTCGATATCGGCAATCAGGGGAACGACTGCTTTATCGAATCGGATGTGATTGCTGCTCTTCAGCGCAACCGGGATCTGATCATTTCCGCTCTGATGAAACGCACCAGCGAGGTGCTGGCTATGATGAAAGATGGGATGCGGACACAGGCGATGAAGCTGCTGCACGAAGCCCTCGGCAACCATGACAAACGGCGCTGCAACGAATATCTCAGTCTGATGTATCTGATGCTGTTGGCCGGGTCGTCTCAGGATCAGATCGAACAGGGAATGTCGACTCTGGCACCGGCATTCAAACAGCAGATCCAGACCATCAACCAGACCAGTCGTGAGACCGCCCGGGAATCCAACCACACCGCAACGGCGCTCTCGACATTGTTCAAGGCATGGCGAACCGCCGTGGAGGCCGACCGGAAAGACATGTACAACGATCGCCGGGTGGACCACATTCAGGAGTTCATTGCCCGATACCAGGTCCAGCCCGAAGAAGATGGCTGTCTCAAGGAGGTATTGTCCCGGGATTTGTTCGTGGCACTCAAACGCGTGGCCAGAGATTTCGGCCTGCGCTTTGAAATGGATTCGTCGAGGCAGTTTGCCCAGCGCTTTGCCAACGACCTTGAAACCATCCGCGAGGCCGGATTCGATGTTGTCATCAGCCAGAAACGATACGGAACCAAGCTCTACACCATCCAATCAGTCGAATAGACTTCGCCCTTCATACTTTCACCCAGTCAGGCCCGTGGATTCATCTCTGCGGGCTTTTTGTTTATATCCCCGGCAGGTTCTGGCGAAACAGTTATTCCGTTGGTAAAACGATTAGAAACCGGCATCTGGCCGGTAAAATCATTATAAAGGCCGCCGGTGTAGAAAGACCTTTCTACAATGTAGAATGTCCAGAGAGCACCTTTCTACAGCGCAAGTCACTGTTATTTATGGCGTTACGCGGCAGGCGTAGAAAGTGTAGAAAGATTTCAGAGGTTACTCCCCCTTACTGTTCATTTTTTCAAATCATGGGATGAAGGCATACCTGAAAAAAAACGGGCTATGCGTGAGTAATATTTCTATACCTTTCTACACTTTCTACAAAAATATCTATAACTAACTGCTATTACTACTATTAAGAGATGTAGAAAGGGGGTGTAGAAAGGTCTCTGCGCGTAGAAACCCCTTTCTACGCTTTCTACCATCCGACACTCAGGCTCCGGCTCCGGTAAGTAACGGGAAGAAAAATAAACCCGAACTTCCGGAGGTCACCCATGAGCCTTTTACAAACCATGCTCACGCATCTCGATTCCCCTGAGTGTGAGCCTTCTGAACAAGCTCCGCAGCCAACTGAAAACGACACCAGCGCACCGGAGCCCGAGCTTTTTGTATCCACCGATCTGGAGACCGCACAATTCGAGTGGGCCGTCACGTCCGCCAGCGATGTTGAATACAATGGCAAAGTCTATCGACGTCTTGAGCCGGAGTATTTCGCATGGCTCCGGTCCCGCATGCTGGCAGCCCAGTCCGCTTTCAAAGCCGGTAAACTTCCCGAATCAACATGGGAAAGCCTGAAAAGCAGGTTCAACCCGCTTCAGGAATACGCGGTCCAGAAATTCGGCAAGGAATCTCTACAGCAGGCATCCCGTCAGCTCAGCCCGCAAAATTACCAAGCTCCCCGCCATATCCCGGCAAATCCTGAGAAACCTGCAGAACCTCCCAAGAACAACTGGATTTATCCGCCAAACGAAGCTTGGAATTGTATAGAGCAGGTCAGCTCCGACGCATTGGCCAAGGTTGATGCCATCAAGGAGGAAGCCATGTCCCGGAAATGGTCTGAAGCCAGGTTATACCAGAATCAGGGACGATACCGCTTCCCCTGCGGTCAGGACTACGGACTGGTCTGCTTTGTCGGCGGTGACCGGAAGATCGGTGCCGTGACGGAAAGATATATCGAAATCATCCACAGCCCGGATACACCGCGTCCCAGCACGCTCAGGTTTCACAACCCGGATGTTCCGCAGCCGTGGTTGAAGAAAGTGGAGAGTAACCATGAGCATTAAGAAATACGCCAATGCCGAACACATCCTCCCGAGAGAGCTGCTCAAGGAGGTACAGAAGCATCATTCAGGCATTCTTTGGATTCCAGCGCCGGGCAGTTTCTACAAGGAACGTAGACAGCTGGTCATTGCCCTGAAAAGTCAGGGAATCGAAACCGATGAAATTGCCAGCCTCGCCGGTATCACACGTCGCCGGGTCAATCAGATCCTCGCGGACCACAGAAAAGAAACCGATGCCCGACAGGTTGAGGACTCTTCCGGTATGTAAGGCTTGAGGTGCGGGAAAACGGGCTAAATCTGCCTTCCGCCCCGAACCCCGACTTAGCAAAACGAAAACGAAGAACCGGAGATAAGCCTTGGCGATATCGAAAACAGACAAAAGCAGCTTGGATCGATGGCATCGGAATGAGGGTAAAGCCGAACACTCCGAGGCCATGAAAAACAAGGTCGAAGCCATGCAGGGGAACCTTCAAACCCTCAAGCATGGCATCTTTGCCGACCGCTGCCTGACTCCGGAAGAAAAGGTCATGTTCGACAGCATCATCGAAAAGCTGCACGAGGACTTTCAGTTCAACAAATCCAGCGACTTCCTTCAGGTCGAGCTGGTTGGCATCTACTCGGTGAAGCTGGTCCGCGCCCAGATCGAAGGAAACACACAGGCGGCCGAGAGTCTCGACCGGATGATCCGCTGCCACATGAAGGATCTCAAGACCACCAAGATTGCCCGCGAGGGTGAAGAGCCGAAAGGTCCGCAAACCTCTCCTGCCGAATGGGCCTCCGCTCTTCTTGAAAAAGTGAGTGAAGCCGCCGCCCAGAAGACCGCTTCCGTGAAAAAGCCGAAAAAAAGTTCAGATAACACCAGAGCCTCGAAAAGAAAAAGCGCGAAGGATTAGGCAGTTATGGAGGCTCAAGATGACAGGAATTTCAGATAAGACGTGTTCCCGGAAATTTCAGTTAAACAAAATTTCTCTAATGAAAGGTGCAAGCCATCGGTTCAGCATCGGTTCCCTCCAATCCTATGCGCATAAGACCATACATAAGAAAATCAACTTTATTGGCTTATGCGCACATAACGCCATAAATCCCAAAGTGGACTGTATGGCCTTGTTCGCGCATAACGGCATATACCGCAATTTTAATATGCGCCCCGGGAACGAAAAAGGAGCAGCAGGAGCCACTCCGGATGCTCAGGCCAAGGATGCGGTCAAAGTCGTTCGAGCGCATCCTCGAGCTGACCATCGACAAGGTGGGTGTAAATCTGGGTCGTTGAAATATCCCGGTGCCCCAGCGCCCTCTGTACGACAAGCAGGTCACTGGTGGCCCCGTATAAGTGGGTTGCAAACGTATGCCGCAGACCATGCGGAGTCAGGTTCTTTTCAATCCCGGCCTTCCTCAGCCACAAGGCTATTCGGTTGGCTATCTGCCGCTGGCAAAGACGTGTTCCTCTATTGGACAGAAACAGTGCGCTGCATGACGCTGTGCTTTGCCGGGATCGTTCTTTCAAATATCTTTTCAGCAGGATGCGGAGGTCGGTTTTTATGAACTTGACCTGCACCACATTCCCTTTGGCTCTGACTCTCAAATGCTTTGCATCGAGGTCGATATCGTCGACGTCCAGCGCCTCGAGCTCACCGATGCGGATACCGGTGCCGAGCAGGACTTCGATCATGACCCGGTCCCGCATTCCGGCAAAGCCCGTGCGGCCTTTTACCTCTTTCAGCAGTGCCTTCTTTTCTGAAGCAGTAAGAAACACCGGCGGCTTCTGCGCCAGCCTTTTCATGCGAACCGACCGAGCCGGGTTTTCAGATGTAAGCCCGGCATCGCTTGTCCAAGTGAAGAAGGAACGGACCGCCGCTTTCAACCGATGCACCGATGCCGGTGACCTTGGTCCAGAGTCCGTGGTCAAAAGCTCCGGCGAGGATAAAGCCCTGTCCAGCAGGCCGGGGGTCACATCTTGGCAGCAGAGCCCGGGCTGGAAGGATTCGGCCACACAGGCCACCAGTCGCAGATCACGCCGGTATGCGGTCACAGTCCCGGCCGCTTTGTTTTCGGCCGACAGGTGGGCACAGAACCGCTCTATGGCCGCTTCCAGTCGATCACTGCTGTTCGGCATCGGTCACCTCCGTCTGCTTGCTGTGTCCCATCGGGGTGCTCTTGGGCAACGGCAGCTCATCGATAAATCCGGAATCCTTGGCCCAGACCAGCATCATCCGGAACACACGGATGGTCTTGGCGACAGTCCTTTCGGCCCGGGCATTGCCGTTTCCGAGCTTCAGCAGCGCATCGCATTTGAGAAACTTTCCAACCTGCGTGATACGCAGCTCCTGAAGCTTCTTGTCTTTGCCGAAGTATCCCTCGATGAGATCGAGGTCCTTCCGGTAGGTGTAGAGCGTCCGCTCCTTTTTGCCGTTCTCCCGAAGATGGTTGATGAAGGCGGCTGTGGTTTCATGAATGGTCATCTCTGTCATGGCATTGTCTCCTTTGTTTATGAAGCCGGTGGCTTAACCCAGAAACTCATCGATCTGCTGGAGCAGTTCTTCGACATGGCCGAGCGACCCGACGTGAGCCCAGTTGATATTCGATTGCCCGGCATCTGCGGCCAGCTTCTTCTGAATCCGCTGGATGTACTCGGCAATGTTGTCCTGGCGCTTTTTGTAGGCCGTTCTGGCGTCGTCGCTGTTTTTTACCTGTTTCATGGGGCGTCTCCTGCTTCGGTTTATGGTTCTGCGGGACCGT